GGTATAGGCATTTCACCAAAAAAAGGTATATTAAATGTAGCTATAGCTTCTTCAGTTGATAAAGTTTCTTTGGTGTTTGGCAGGTTTGTCGGTATTGTCTCTGGTGTTACTTCTAACCCTTCCTCCTTTGAAGATGTTGTTTCTTCTTCAGCAGAAGATTCCTGACCTCCCAAACCCGACTCTACCTGTTCCAGACTTGGAAGAAGTAGGGGATCTAGATAAGGTTCTTCCACTATCGGGGGATAAAAAATTGTTTTAGGCGGTATTAAGAAATAATCTGTATAAGGCAGATTAATTTCAGGTATATCCATTATTTACCTTTAGTTTTCATAGCAGCGTTATGTGCTTGAGTAAAAGTTTTACCTTGAAGCATAAGTTTTTTCATTTCATCTATATGTTTTTTTGTATGACCATGTGTTTTTTTATGACGAGCTAAAGCATCAACCTGTCTTTTTGTTAGTTCTTTTTTTTGTTTTGTTTTTGGCATTTTTTTTGTTTCTTAATTTAGCAAGGTCACTACTATCTATTCTATTATTTTTATTTTTATCTAACTTTCTTTGTTTAGGAGTAAGTGCCATAACGTTTTTTAGTTATATCTACTTTACCTTATATAAGTTTTTGTTATAATTCAACTAACTTCACTTCCATTTTGACCTTTAGCAGGGTTGATTTGTAAGTTAAAAGTGCCAGATACGTCTGATAACACTTTTACGTCATGGATAAGAAGTCTGTAAACCTTTATTATTACTAAAAAAAATGGCTAACGCCACAGTATCAAGGCTCGGTCTTGTAAACAATACTGGAACAGATTTTGATGCTCTGTTTCTTAAAACGTTTTCAGGTGAGATCCTAACTTCATTCGCTGAGAATAATATTTTCAACGAATCAATGCACACCGTTCGTTCTATTGCGAGTGGAAAGTCAGCACAGTTCCCAGTATTAGGAACTGCTACTGCGGCTTATCATACCGTGGGTACACCTTTGGTAGGAGCTAACCAAATCAAGGCAAACGAAAAGATTATCAACATTGATGATCTATTAATATCACAGGCTTTTGTAGCGGACATAGATAGTCTTAAGAATCACTATGACGTTAGACAAACCTATAGTTCCGAATTGGGAAAGGCTTTAGCCCGAACATACGATCAAAACGTAGCAAAGGTAATTGCAAATGCTTCTAGAGCTTCTACTACTCTTAGTGGTGGCAACGGAGGTGTTGTATTAACTCTTGCTGCTGGTAACACAAACTCTGCTGCTGTAACAGGTGACGAGTTGGCTGCTGCTATCTATGATATTGCTCAGACATTTGATGAAAGAGACATTCCTACTACAGATAGATTCGTAGTTCTTCCTCCAGCCGAATACTACAAATTGGCCGAAAGTGCAACAAGAACAATAGATGTTGACTTTAACCCAGGCGGTAACGGTTCATTTGCATCAGGTAGAGTTCAGCAAATTGCTGGTATGCCTGTAATGATGTCTAACAACGTACCTCAAAGTAACGTAGGTTCTAACCCATCAGGTGCAAACAACACATACTCAGGTGATGATAGTAAAACTATTGGACTTGTATTCCATAAATCTGCTGTTGGTACAGTTAAATTAATGGATATGACAACTGAGATCTCAGGATCAGATTACAACTTAATGTATCAAGGTACATTAATGGTTGCTAAGTATGCTCTTGGTCATGGAATCCTAAGACCAGAAGCAGCAGCAACAATTAAATTATCTGCTTCCTAATTTACAAAAATGGGGTATCTTATTATTAGATACCCTTTTTTTTATGTCACCAATGGGCAAGGGAACTTATGGTTCTAAGGTTGGTAGGCCAAAAGCTAAGAAAACTACCAAAAAAACAACTAAAAAAAAAGTTAAAAAAATGTAGCCATGCCTAAAAAGAAACTTGGTCTATACGCAAACATCCATGCAAAAAGAAAGCGTATAAAAGCTGGTAGTGGTGAGAAAATGAGAAAACCAGGATCTAAAGGTGCGCCTACAGCAGCTAACTTTAGAAGAGCAGCTAAGACTGCTAAGAAAAGATGACAGTAGCAGCTACGACAGAATTAGAAGCAATTAACGTAATGTTAAGTGCGGTAGGAGAAGCACCTATAAACTCTCTTACAGGCACGTTACCAGTTGATGCAAGACAGGCACAAAGCTTTTTGAATGAAGTTAGTAAAGAAGTACAGAGTGAAGGCTGGTCATTTAATTATGAATATGATGTAGTTCTTACTAGGGATGCAGGTAATAGTGTTGCATTACCTACAAATGTTTTACGTGTAGATGTAAGTGTTGCAAATCATCCTGATATAGATCCTGTACAAAGAGGTCTTAAATTATACGATAGAAAAAATCATACATTTTCTTTTACAGAAGATCTTAAAGCTGAAATAGTGTATTTTATAGCGTTTGATGAATTACCAGAACCAGCAAGAAGGTACATAAATATAAAAGCTGCAAGAATATTTATAGATAGAGTTTTAGGTGATGATGGATTACGTACATATACACAACAAGACGAAGTAAGAGCAAGAGCAGTATTATTAGATTCTGATGCTAGTATTGCAGATCATAATGTTCTTACAGGAGATCCAGCAATATCAGGTAGATTTGGTACATTTATGCCACATAAAGCATTAATTAGGTAACTATGGGACTTGTATCTAGAGCTATACCTACTTTATTAAGAGGTATATCACAAGCTGCGGATGCGACAAAACAAGCTGACCATGCAGATTTACAAGACAACGCAAACAGTAGTCCAGTACAAGGATTAACAAAACGTAGTGGCTCACAGTTTGTTACTTCTATTAGCTCTTCTACACTAGGTAATGTACACATACAAACTATAAATAGAGATACAACAGAAAGATATATAGCAATATTTAGCAATGGCAACGTAAAAGTATATGAGTTAGATGGCACAGAAAAGACTGTAAATAAACCTGACGGTACAACATACCTAAACACATCTAATCCTAGAGATCAAATAAAAACAGTTACTATTGCTGATTTTACATTTGTTGTAAATACTAGCGTTACAGCAGCTATGGATACTACTTTGTCTCCTGGTAATATTACGCAAGCTGTTGTATTTGTAAATCAAGTTTCAGATAAGACTACATATACTTTGACAGTAGATGGCACTACAGCAACAAAAGATACTACAACTGATAGTACCTTAAGTACAACAACAGTTGCTACAGCATTAAAAAATGGATTATCAGGGTTATCAGGATTCACTATTGCACAAAATGGTGCTGTATTACATATAAAGAAAAATGATGGTAGTAATTTTTCTATAGATGGTACTGACACACAAGGTAATTCACATCTTACAGTAGTCAAAAACTCAGTACAAAGATTTACAGATTTACCTACAGTATCGCCAAATGGGATGGTAGTAGAAGTAAAAGGTGATGAATCAACTAATTTTGATAATTACTACGTTAAGTTTGTTACTAATAACGGTGGTGCATTAGAAGAAGGTCAATGGGAAGAAACAGTAGAAGCTGGTATAACTTTTAAATTTAACTATGACACCATGCCACACGTTTTAATACGTCAGGCAGATGGTAATTTTAGATTTGCAAGAGTAGATGGCGATACATATACAATTAGCGGTACTGATTTTACTTTGCCTAAGTGGGGTGAAAGGACTGTAGGTGATTTAGAGTCAGCACCTAATCCTTCTTTTATAGGTACAAATATAAACAATGTATTTTTCTTTAGAAACAGATTAGGTTTTCTTGCAGATGACAATGTTGTTTTATCAAGAGTAAGTGAGTTTTTTAACTTTTTTCCAGAAACAGTTTTAACTGTTGTAGATTCAGATCCTATTGACGTAGCTGCATCACATACAAAAGTTGCAATACTAAAGAACGCAGTAACTATGGGTGAGCAATTAATTTTGTTTTCAGATCAGACACAATTTGTATTAGCAAGTTCATCAGATTCTTTAACACCAAAATCAGCTAACGTTATAGTCGCAACAGAGTTTGAGAGTAGTGATCTTGTTGCACCTGTAGGTTCTGGTAGCTCTATATATTATTTAACAGATAAAGGGCAGTTTGCAGGTGTAAGAGAATATATAACACAAGAAAATGCAGCTATAAAAGATGCAGCAAATATAACCATACACGTTCCAAGACTTATACCAGTAAACATATTTAAATTTGCAGTATCTACAAACGAAGATGTATTAGTATTGCTAGGTTCTGACAATCCTAATAAACTTTATGTGAATAGATGGTTGATTGGAGATAACAATAGAAAGATATTAAATTCTTGGTCTACATATACATTTAATCCAAGTAGAAGTATTAAAAATATTGATTTTATAGGTACAGATATGTTTATTGTTTTTGAAGAAGCTAGTAAAGTTACTTTAGAAAAAATACCATTTGAAGCAAATTTTAGAGAAACATATGCAGACTTTGAATATCATCTAGATCATAAGGTTACAGAAGCTACTACTGGTGTAAGTGTTTCATATAACTCAGGCACAGACGTTACTACATTTACAGTTCCATACAGATTAAGAGCAAAAATGACTGTTGTAGGTAGGTATCTTAATACAGGAGAAACTAGCACATTTGTAGATACACAAGGCAATACAAAGAATCTTAAACCTGGACAAGTTTTATTGACTGCTAATGCTACAAACGGATCTACATCAACAATTACAATTAGTGGTGACTATAGAAATAGTAAATTTATTATTGGTGAACCATACGAAATGCACTATAGATTTAGTACACAAAGACTTACACAAAGTGGTGGAGGTAGTAATCAAGGAGAAGTAATTAGTGGTCGATTACAACTACGTAATTTTTATCTTAAGTTCGAAGATACTGGATTTTTTAAAGTAGAAGTCACACCACAAAATAGAGATACAAGTATTCATAAATTTACTGGTAGATTTTTAGGAGCAGCTTCTAGTGCTATAGGTCAAATAAATTTAGAAACAGGTACGTTTAAATTTCCTGTTATGAGTAGAGCAGATAGGGTTACTATTGATGTTAAAAATGACACTTTTTTACCCACACAGTTAGCTAGTGCAGAATATGAAGCACAGTTTCACGTAAGGAGTAGAAGGATATAATGGGATATTTAAGAAAGTCTAATAACAAAGATTTAGATTATGTTATCAAAAATATGAGAGTCATAGACAAGTTAGAAGCATATTATCAAAGTGGTCAAAGTCCAGAAGATGCAGTAGCTTATAGTTATTTATGTAGCAATATTACTATGACAGTTGCAGGTGATAACGATCAGCCTATGGGCTTATGTGGTGTAGCAGCTAACAAATGTATATGGTTTGTTGCTACAGATGAATTGTATGCAACTAAAAAATACAGAATACAACTTATAAGAAAAGGTAAGGAATGGGTTGATAGTTTATTAAAAAACCACGATTATTTATATAATTATGTTTATAAAGAAAATACAAATGCTATTAAGTGGTTAAGATCTATGAATTTTAATTTTATAAATTTACATAAAGAGTTTGGTTATCAAAAACAACCATTTTATGAATTTATGAGGATAGTATAATGTGTGTTTTTGCTGCCCCTGCTGTTGCTGCTGGTGCTGGTGCTGGTGCTGGCCTCGGATCTGCTGCTGCATTTAGTTCTGCTTTTACTGCTGCACCTTTAGTAGCTGCACCTGCCATAACTTTACCTGCTGCAACTTCAATATTTAGTCCTGCTGCCTTTGCTGCGTCATCTGCATCTTTCATACCTTTTACTGCTGGTTTATCTGCACCTTTAGGTGCTACTGCAAGCAGTAGTTTTTTAGGTTTAGGTTCTGCTGCTAAACCTTTTATGGCACGAACAGCATTAAACTTTGGTACAAATTTATTATCAGGTATCAATCAAAGAAGAATTGCAAATCAACAAGCACAGTACGCATATGAAGCTGCAAGAAAAGGTGCTATAGCTGCTGATCTTGCATTTTCTAGAGAAGTAGAAGCTACAGCATCTAGATTAAAAGAAGAGAGAGCTAGTGCAGCACAACAAAAATTAACAGCTACTATAAAAGGTATGAGAGCTAAAGCAGCAATTAGAGCAACAGAAAGATCAGGTCTTACAATAGATTTATTATTACAAGATGCAGAAAACCAAGCTGCTAATCTTAGAGAAGCAATAGCACAAACTATGGACACACAAGTAAGACAATATTCTAGGGATGTACAAGCATTTGAAGCTAAGAGAGATAGTAGAAGAAATCAACAAATAGATTTACAAAATCAAGCGTATGTTAATGCACAAAAAGCACCTACACTACTAGATACTATTGCACAGACAGCAAATCAAGGTTTGCAAGACTACACAACCCTTAAGGCATTAGCATGACAGACTCTTACATAGGAACAGAATTTAAATCTGCAACAAGACCTAGAGATACTTTTGTACAACAAAGTACAGTTGCACCTGTTAATACAGAAGATGCTATAGGTCAACTTGCAAGTGCATTATCAACAATAAATCCAGGATTGAATAAATTAATAGAACAAAATATAAAAGAAAAAATTGCAGAAGATCAGGCAGAAGGACAAAGGATGGCAATAGAAGAAACTGTAGATAGTGGTGGTTTTTTAAATGTTGTAGATAATTACAGAAAGAAAAATGGAGATATAGCTACTAATAATTTGATTGGTGGAAGTATGTTTATACAAGGTCAATACGAAAAGACAAAAGCACAATTAGGTCAACAGTCATTAAAAAATGCACTTGATAATGGTTATACAAATACACTTTTGCCATATGTAGATGAAGAAACAGGAGAAACAAAAGAAAAACCTATAAATGCTTTTGCACCTAATGATCCCATAGTTCAGGCATGGAGGGATGGCATAGTAAAAAAACATACAGATAAATTAACTGACGTAAGACCAGCTTTTCTTAACAAGCATTTTTATCCAAAGATGCAAGAACACGTTTTTAATAACGCTAATCATCACATAAAAGAACATAGAAAATATAAAATTACACAAATACAAACACAGTCAACGCAAGTTGTTACAGCATTTGCAGCTACATATTCTAAGTATAGAGACATACAACCATACACACCAGCAGAACTACAACAAATAGAAGATGGTACTTTTGAATTTGACGTAGATCCTAACCGTAAAGCATATGGAGAAGCACTAAAAATAGTAGAAGATTATGCAACAGGACTTAGAAATTTAGGTCTTACAGGCACTAATGCAAAAACAACATTTGATATTATATCTAAATCTATTATTAATAATGCAAAAATATTAGCAAGTAGTGGTAATCCAGCAGACCAACAAGTAGCAAGAGACTTTCCTGTTGTTATGGCAAGTCTTATAAGATATGGCAATGATGGTGGTACGTTAGTAAATCATCCAGAATTTAAAGAAGAGTATGCAAAGTTTCAATATAATTTTGATGATAATGCTAGAAAAAGAATAGAAGGCAGGCAGAAGTTAGGCAATACATTTGCTAATGTTGAATTTGAAAAAGACATGAAAAATATATGGTATAAGACTGAAGAGATAGATGGCAAAACTATTATTACCACAAGATCAAGAAAAGATGTACAAAATGAATTTGCAAAATTACAGACAAAATACAGAAGTATTATAGATAAGGTAAACGAAAGAGGATATGCAGATAATAGTGAATTAAAAACAGATCTAGAAAAATTAAAACGATATATGAGCTATGGATATGGAGCGCAAGATACAGGTATTTTATATCAATTATTAGCACAGATACAGGCAAATCACCCCACGTTAGATGATAAAGCATATGAACTGATAGATAAAGTACGAGAAGATATAGCAAAACATGAGACTATTGCAGATCGTATAGATGATACAAGAACAGATATATATAAAATTACTAATCCTTATTTTGGTGTGTTAGGTCTTGGTCAATATGGTTCTAATTTTGAACAAAAAAAGATAAATCAATTCACAATACAAACAGATAGATTAATTAGACAATATTATTTGAGTCGTTTGCAAGTACAAAAAGATGATGATGGATTATATTTTTATGGACATGATGCTGTTGATTTTGATACTTTTAAACAAAATATTATATTGTCTGCACAAGTAGCAACAAATAATATTTCTTTTGAAGAAGCGAAAGCAGTTTTTCCTAATTTTGTGTATATGTATGACGTTACTGACATACCTATTCCAAATAAATCTTTT